GTCCCGTGAAGAAGTTTTGAAACAATTAAAGGAATTAGGATTAGATGGAAAATTTAAAAAAGACGCAAAAGGTGTGGTCCTTGAAGTTCAAGAAAAGAAACCCAGTGGCGAAGGACTTAAGGATATCACCCCAGTACAAGCAGAGGGTAGTGAAGGACAAGACGGTCTATGACCGTAAAAACAGAAACAAATTTCTGGAAGAGTGTAAAGAGGTTGTTGGAAAATGGTAAGGAGAAATATCTCATATCGAGGATTGAAAGCTATGTTACTCCAGGATTCCCTGATTGCATAATATTTCACAATATTACAGGATTCTTCACACTTGAACTGAAGATAGTACAGGCTAATAACAGGATTCGTATTTCACCCCTCCAAACTGCCTGGAATAAGTGGTATGCAGGCTACGGAGCGCCTGTGTTTATTCTTGTTAACTTGCCCAAGGCCCCTGGAGGGCCTCGCGTTAAACTGTTTTCAGGGGCCGTGGCCCAAGACTTACGCCACAATGACATCGATTCTGTGCCCGGGTTATACGAGGGAAGCCTCAAGGGCCTAGACTTTTTGAAACTCCCAAACTCCGCTTTTAAATAATTAATATTGGGCCGAGGTCCTTGGACCGAGCTGGAGCACCGGGCGCCCCGGGCGTTCCCTGTCAAGGGAAAACTCCCTAAACTCCCGGAAATCAGCCAATATTGTTCAGGGGTATTCACCTGCAGTTCCCGGGCCCGCAGCAGCACCAGGAGATGCGTCCTGTGCAAACTCCCAAACTCCGCGGAAATGCTTGACATTTTGAATGGGTCGTCGATCCAGTATCCTGACGCACCGGGCGCGCCGGGAGTTCCCAGTCCTGACAGGAAAAATAGTTCAAATGAGTTCTTGCATTGTGGATAATAAAATGGTATAATACTATTAATTCATTAAGAATTAGAAATGGAGTAAACATGGTAGTAGACGACACCATAAGCCAAGCACTCAATAGGATTGCTGACAATCAAGAAGAATTAAACGACACCTTAAAGAAGATATTGGGGCATTACAATGCAGTAGTTCCACCAATGAAAGAGGGTGCAGATAGATCAAACAAATATGGTCGAATCGCAGAAGCCGAGGAAATGAGGGAAAACGGCATGCATAATTAAAACTCCGAAACTCCCCAAGTTGTGCATATCCTGTGGATAACTTGGGGATAAGTCTAGCCTGCCACCGGGCCCCGGGACAACTGACAGGGGTAAAACTCCCAAACTCCTCGCATATACATTAAGTTTTTTGGGGGATTTCGGTGAGCTGGTTTGAGCCCCGGCGCGCCCGGGATTTCCTCCACGGTCGGTTGGTTGGAGAATGGCTGATTTCCGCCAGTTATTTATTTTGCCCGGGCTCTTGACAGTCGCCTGGATCCTGACTATATTAGAGATGAGGGTAGAGAAAGAGAAAGAAAAATGTTACATTTCCTGGTTTTATTGTTGATACCTGCCAAAATTGCGATCGGCGTCATGCTTGCGTACTGGCTGCTGCAGCTCCTGCTGCGGTAAAACTCCCGAAACTCCCCTAAATTGCCAACATTGAGACATGGATCTGAGGTCCTGTTTGCGGCCAGGGCGCGCCCGGGATTCCCTCCCTGACTGGAAAAGTTATACACAAGAAAGTTCAGATGTCTATTTACATTGGCTTTGGATTCGAGTATAGTAGAGATAGAAATAGAGTTTGATACCTCTGAAAGGACAGCACACGAAGATTCTATTTCTAGTTTTGCGGAACAGTTAGAAAACTGACCAGAAGCGTGGTCTTCACCACAATTCGAGCATAAGATTTGGATCGACAAATGGGTGCACTGATCCAAAAGGGGCAAGATAAACGGAGTTATTCGGCTCTTGCCTCACAAAACTCCCCACAACTCCCAATCCGATTGTTATTCGAGATATGAAGAAGTCTGCGACCGGGCGCCCGGCGCCCGCGGGACAAAACTCCCGAAACTCCTCATCAATGCCTTCAATATTATGGGTAATGTCGCCAGTTCCCCGGGCAGCAGGATCAGGACTGAATTCCTGTGAGTAATGGGCATAAAAAAAGGGGGATAAATCCCCCTTTATATCAACTATGGTCAAAGGATAGTATTACATAGTCAAACCCATTCTTTGCAACAAATAACCAACTTCCTTTTGCAAATGAACTAACAAGTCTTTTCTATTGCTTGTATCTTTTGCAATCCATTCTATTATTGCGTTGCATAATACACCACTAATTAGCTTCCAATCTAGACTATCCTTTTGTGGAACTTTGCTTATTAGTGCTTCCAAATCGCCAACAGCGTTTTGGTCTTTGGTGTATTCAATCACCTCTCTTAAGAGAGGTGATATATCAACTGCGTTTACTGATTTAATAGGTATAATGTCTTTAGGCATTAGTTTTTACTCCAATCCATCATCACCATACCAAACATAAACCCATCTAATAAAAGCATGAATTTATATACTATGGTGTTAGTAAATCCCCAATCAATCCACAATAGACAGAATTGGAAAGTCAACAGCACTAATGCTATTGACCAAATGAAAGTAATTATATTAAATTTCATACAGCAACTCGATTAATATCAAACACTGTATTTGGATTTATAGTTGCCCATCTTGCATGTTCTGGAAGTAATCCAGCACCAACACGAAAGGCAAGAACATAATCGTCATGTTCTTGAAAGTTATCCCTATTGGCTATTGGGTCGTGAGTAAATCGCCAAGCATATTGACCAAGTATGCCTCGTTTAATCTTGGCAACTTGACCATTATTCTTGATCCATTTACAACTGAAGAAACCCATGCCAACAGTAGTCTTAAATTCTTGTTTAGTCATATACTATCCTTTCTATTTCTAATTAACTTATGTCATACCTCAACATCATTGTCTTGTTGTATTATTGCAACAATGTGGATAACTTTGCCTACTATATCTAGTGTCAATAGCTCATTGCAATTAGTTGTGGATATCCTGTGGATAACTCGCCCGGGATAACCTGTGGATAAGTTGGGCGCCCGGGTGCTAAGCTCGCTCCGCTCGCCCGCTCCACACTCCAGTCTTCCAATATTCGACCCCCCACCCCCCCCTTTTCACTTGGGACTCCTACAGTTTTCCGTAGGTGAGTTTGAGGGTGACAATCACCCCCCAAAACGTTATAATCGCGAAGGGGAAAAATTTTTAAAAAATGGAAAATGTTTCGAATTTAGAAAATCTCGATACGAACACGCTCAAGCTTATCTTAAGGAATGCCCTTGTGGACCGCCAGGAAGAGGGACAAAAGGATTTTTTAAAGTTTGTTAAGCACGTTTGGCCCGATTTTATTGAGGGATATCATCACAAAATTTACGCCGAGAAACTGAACCGCGTCGCGAGCGGAGAGCTCAAACGGCTCATTGTCAACATGCCCCCAAGGCACACGAAGTCGGAATTCGCCTCACACCTCTTTCCGGCCTTTTTCATGGGTAGACACCCCAAGGCAAAACTGATACAAACAACCCATACGGGTGAATTATCCATCCGTTTTGGACGAAAAACAAAAAATTTATTGGAGTCCCCAGAATATGCTGAAATCTTTCCTGGAGTGCATTTGGCGGCTGATTCAAAAGCTGCTGGGCGTTGGGAGTCGAATCATGGTGGCGAGTATTTTGCTGCTGGTGTTGGTGGTGCTATTACTGGTCGTGGCGCCGATTTACTTATTATCGATGATCCTCATTCAGAACAAGATGCTCTCTCACCTACTGTTTTGGAGTCTCATTATGAGTGGTATACTTCTGGTCCTCGCCAGCGTCTTCAACCTAACGGCGCAATAGTCCTAGTAATGACGCGTTGGTCCATCAAGGACCTAACCGGCAAGCTTCTTGAAGCACAGGGAAAGGAGGCAATGTCCGACCAGTGGGAGATCGTGGAATTTCCGGCCATCCTCAACGAGAAGGCGATGTGGGGAAATTTCTGGGACATGGACAACCTCATGAAAGTGAAGGCGTCGATTCCCCTTACCAAATGGAACGCGCAGTGGATGCAGAATCCAACTTCGGAAGAAGGCGCACTTATAAAGCGCGAATGGTGGAAGACATGGGAAGGGGATAAGATTCCCGAACTGGAGTTCATTATCCAGTCCTATGACACGGCGTTCTCGAAAAAAGACAGTGCCGACTATTCGGCAATAACCACATGGGGCGTTTTTCGCCCCGATAACGACAGCCCACAGGCGTTGATTCTGCTTGACGCGAAGCGCGACAGGTGGAACTTTCCGGAATTGAAAAAGGTGGCGATGGAGGAATACAAGTACTGGGAGCCGGAGATGGTTCTCATCGAGGCGAAGGCGAGTGGTACGCCATTAACTCATGAGTTGCAAAAGATGGGCATACCTGTTATAAACTTTACACCCTCGAAGGGAAATGATAAACATGCGAGGGTAAACAGCGTGGCCCCACTGTTTGAGGCAGGGGCTATATGGGCGCCCAAAAAGACTTTTGCCGAGGAAGTTATTGAGGAATGCGCGGCATTCCCCTTCGGCGACTATGATGACTACGTGGATTCTACCACGCAGGCCTTGATGCGTTACAGGCAAGGCTATCACGTTTCACTGAAGGATGACTTGAAGGACGAGGCAATCGAACGTGACCCACGGGGGAGGGAATATTACTAATGGGAAAATATGATGATTTTTATCCGGACAGGATATTTCGTGATGAACAGATAGCCACAAGGCAGTTCTGGGACAGTCCTAATCTTTCCCCGACATTAAAAGCAGAAGTAGAATCTTATCCATCAGGTAAAAAGGGACAATACCAGCAGGAAAGAGTAAAAAGCGATTTCATTAAAGACTTGCGCGACCTGGAGTTGCGTTCACGCGGAACGGAGAGCAGATATCATCCT